CCTATCAGCAATTTGTTTACGACTTGCTATATTAAAGGGTATGTATTTAGTCTTAGTCTTTAGTACTACTTCAGTTGGTTCAAAGTCTTCTTCCGCCTTACGTTCTAGTCCATGCAATTCATCTTGCAACTGAGCCTGTAAGATCATAGCTTCTCTTATTTTAAAAGCGAAGCCATTCTTCTTCTGCTTATCTAAGATAGCCCTGACTTTACACTCTAGCTCGTAAGCTTTAGGCTTGAAAGGTTTACCTTCTACCTCTAACTTCTGTGCTACAAGACGTGTTACTTCTGTGTCACGTTTACAATACTCTAACATCTCAGGTGAGTAGTGTTCGAAGTCATGGAAGTCACCCTTCTTAAAGCCAAGGTTCTTACCCCAAGCTTCAAGAGAGTGACCACCATCACGTATAGGATTATAAAGCTGTGACTCAATGAGAGTGTCACGTATCTGACTAAGCTTTATATTACATCCAAGTAAACGATTCAGGACAGGAGCGTCGAAGCTAATACCATTGTGCATTACAAAGGTATCAATCTGCTGCGACCAACTAGCGAACTCCGAACACTCCTGCCCTACCCACGCCTTAACCTTATTAGTTTCATAACTTCTTGCTACGATACAGTGTATCTTTGTTGCATTTAAACTATCTGTTTCAATATCAACTATAGCTGTTGTCATTATACTTTAATGAGACAAGCGTCCTCTACTGGTATGTGGAAGAACTTCTCACCCTCTCTAATGTTTCGATTAGATACCTCTTTAACTTCACAGTCAACTAAAATATTAGCATCAATATGCCATGCCTGTTTGCAATCGTTACGCCATACTATAAATGTAAAGAGTGCATCAGGATATTCCTTTTTCCACTTAAGTAGCAAGCGGTTCTTACGGTAAGGGATACGTACTTCTTTCCAGCTAGGGTTCCACTCACCCTTCCAAGAATACTTAATCTCTACTTCATAGAGGTGATGGATATTTTCTGTAGCTTTGCAGATAATATCAAAGTCTTTCCTCTCTGTAGTATCAATAGTAGTATAGTTCATATCTTTAATATACTTCAGGGTAGCTTGCTTGGCATCCCTGTCAGCTACTTGATACAAAGCTCTATCAAATTGTTTACGTTTACCCATTTGGGTCATTCTTCTTCTCCATTTTGTTCTGTTGTTGTTTCTCATGTTGATTCATTCTTCATTCTCCGCAAAAGGATTATCAATCTGTGTCATCCTACCAGTATCTTTATCGTAATGCAAGTAGCAAGCAACACCAGTGTCACCAGTGTACCTGTTCTTTAAGATACGTATGGTGGTGGTGTTGGCTGCTTGCTCATCGTCTGCCTGTTGGTTACGCTCCAGTGCTATGACTGCATCAGATAGATGTGCAATGCTGGCAGACCCACGAAGGTGTGACAGTGATACCTCACGTCCATCCTCATGTCCACGATCACCACTTGGCCGACGTAGGTGGCTCACAAGCAGCAAGCCTATGTTTGTTTCTTCAACCAGAGAACGTAGCTTAGTCATTAGAATGTCAATTGATTTACGTTCATCACCGTTGTCTTCCTGACCTGATACTAAGATAGATAGGTGGTCAAGGATAATCCACTTGGTGCCTAATGCTTTAGCCATGTAGCGGACACGTCCCAAGACTTCATCGTTACTGATAGAACCGAAGTGATCAAAGGCAAAGAACCTCTTACTGCCTAAGGTTTTATCCTGCCATACACGTAGCTGTTCCTTGGTATACTGATCACGTACTTCTTTAATATACAGCCTAGCATTGGCCTCCACTGACATGATATTAAAAGCTGTGTTGCGTGTGCTTTCTTCCATTGCCAAGATACCGATGTTATCTTTGGTATTCATTAGTAGGTGGTGCATTAGCTCACGCATGATGCTGGACTTACCCATACCAGCACCACTGGTGAACGTCACTAGCTCACCCGTCCTCATGCCATAGGTCTTCTCATTGAGTTGTGTCCAAGGGTAGAGGCAAGTCTCACAATAGTTTTCATCGTATAGACTATCCCCTAGATCATGCAGGTTGACAATCCCAGCAGGGGTGAAGGACTTAGCGCCCCACCATGCAGTCATGAAGTCTTCTGACTTACCTACCTTGAGGTATTCGTTGGCATCCTTCAAGTCTAGGTTCATAACCTTACACTTATTAGGCTCAAAGATTTCAGCTACATCAGCAGCAGCTTGCTTACCAGCCTTGTCGTTGTCAAAGCATAAGACTACCTGCTCAAACTGGTTGAGGTACTCAAAGGATTGCTTACAATTAGATACCGCTGAAGCTGCACCATTCTTCAGGGAAACGACAGGCCACTTAGACCCCATCATTTGATAGGCAGACATTGCATCTACCTCACCCTCACAAACGGTAACGAACTTACCCTTCTGAGTGAACACATTCTGACCAAAGAGGCCAGCACTGGTCATCTGTCCTTCGGACCAGAACTTTTTGTTGGCTGTGTCACGTACCTTATTACAGATATGATTACCATTCGTATCAAAGTACTGATAGACATGGTGTGTTGTCATGGACCCCTTCTTTTTTGTGAGGGTGCCATACTTCTTGGCTGTATCTCTAAGTATCTTGCGATCTGAGATATCATTATACTCAGCCATCTTGCTGGATGTTAGTTCAGTAGGTGACGTAGCCGCCACAGTCTGTTGTATTGGTAGTTTAGTAGCCATAGTCGTGACTTCCTTTGAGTGTTGATAAGTTTTACAGCTAAAGCAGAAGGTGTGTCCATCGTTGTAGTGATGGTTGGCGTCAGAAGAATCACACTTGGGACACGGTCCTTTTCTTCCTTGTTCTTCGGGCTGCATTGGAATATCCTTTTGCAATTGAATAGGTCTCATGGTCTGACAGTCTCAGCATATAGCACAAGCCCTGCCTGTCGTCAAGCTCTTGTTGTGCTTCACGTCTAGTCCTGTAGCTTTTCAGGATGTTATTCTTGTATACTATGTTATACATCGTCGAAGGTTTCATCCCATAGGTTGCTGACAAAATCTTCTTTATCTTCCATGATCTCATTGATCTCAATGTTGGCTAGTTTCCTAGCCTCTTTAATATCATAGCCTTCTTCTTTGTACTGGCGAACAAGTCCCCTCAATAGGGATGACCGTTCTTTCTGCCAAAAATTCTTACTCATTATCCATCATATCTTCTAAAAACTTTTCTACTTCTTCCTCGTTTGTAGGTTCATACCCATTGTCTAACATAGTATACCATAGATCAGCAGGATATCCAAGAGATTTTCTTAGATACTCCTGCTTCTTTTTCCAGTAAGCATAAAAGTTATGTATCTCTGCCGTCATTTAACTCAGCCCATAACTTATTTGGAGTGCTACCCTGCTTTGCAATAGACAATTCTTTTCTAAGTTGTTTATTAGCGTCAGTCAACTCTCTTACTTGTGACTTTAGTGTAGCTATATTTTTATGTAGGACAGCTACATACCCATTATATTCTTCAGTGAACTCTGTCAATTCTAACACATCCTTCCTCAAATACTACACTATCATCAATCCCTAGAGAGTGTAGAAATTGTATAGCTTCTCCTTCAGTATCAAACTTAAGAGGTGTACCAGTGGGCGTTGTTAATAGATCAAAACAATCAAACTCTTTTATGTCTACACACTTTTCATTTAGAATGTCTTGAACTATTATAAACATTTAATTTAAAACTTACGCTTACTGATAAACTTTTGTAAATCTTTCTCGACCCAACTAATTTCTTTTTCAATTACTGTGCGTGTCTTGATAAGAAACTTTAGCTTCTCTGAAAAATCAAGACGATCATAGTCAGCAGTTGCTACCAAAGTTGGAACGCTTGCAACCTTTTTAATCTCTAGTATATTAGACATCTGTACGCCTTTCATTTACTCCAAACATTTCCCCAATAGATTCAGGAAAGAGATCATATTCTTTAGACATACCACCTACAATATCTCTTTCAATATCATTAAGAGATAGCTCAGACCAGTAAACTTCTAGTGCTTTAGTGTCACGCCTAGCTCTAAACATATGATACTCTCCCGCAGGAACTATCGCTACGTCTTCAGCATATAGAACTGTGACATCTACTAAGTCGTAGTCTTTCCACCTATGTATTTCTAACTCACCATCCTCCACATAGAAAGCATTTATCTTTGACTGATGGCAATGCTTAGAGCAATACCCACCAGCATTAATAAAGATAGAATGCAATTCTATTTGAGGACGTTGGATGAGGGGGATCGTTGTCCCCCACACCTTTCCTTCTACTATACTCATTAATCTTTACTCATTTCTTCATTCATATTTAAGAACCCATTGATGTCTGCTATACTTACTTCAGCTATACTACTTACAGTAAACCCAGAGAAAACTAAAGCAGATACAACATACTCTTGTAGTTCTTCAGGTATATCTTTATGGTTGTAGTAATTAAAGTACATAACTTACTATCTCCTTTTCTGTATTATATCACATGTAGAACCATAGTGCAACTATAATTATGCTGCCTCCAACTCTAACCAAGCAGGTGACACCAACATTTTCTTTACCTCTTCTTCACGCAATACTTTACGAGTGTGTGCCTTACCCCTCATTCTAGATGTAGCTGTATGGCTAGACCATTCAGTAGCAGCCTGATATGCTGTCCATAGTGAACCCTTAACCTGTGTCCCATACTTCTCATACAATCCCTTGCCATGTACGTGACGGTTCTCATTGTCAAAGGTCTTCATAAGATTAGACAACATAACTTTGTTGGCTACATTCTTACGCTTAACATTATCAAATCGTTTGGCTAGTGTCTTGGTGAACAAAGAGATAGCATTGTCTC